CAGGTTGAAGATATGCTACGGGACATGGCCGATAAGGTCGTATCTCTGTACGAAGAGTTCCTTGCCGAAGACTCTCTTCTACCTATCCGTCTGACCGACAGCCAAAAAGTTTTGACGGCGACACGTGACTCGCTCCAGTTCCTTAGCGAGCGTGACCCTGAAGACCGAGCCCTTGAATATGACTACGAGGCTATTCCGTACTCACCTACGGAGAACCACCGCCTTGTGCAGCTCCAGAAACTTCAGCAGTATATGCCGTTGCTCCTGCAATCTCCCATCGTAGACCAAGAGAAGCTACTGACGAAGTTGCTCGATCTTCTACAGATGCGCGAAGTCCTTGCCGTTCAGAAAGGACCGACGGCACCACCGGCCATGCCACCTCAACCGGGTATGCCGCCTCAACCGGGCATGCCCGGTATGCCGCCTATGCCCGGAATGGGAGGACCTTTGCCTCCTAACGCTAACCTTGATACACTCAACTCGGGCGCATTGCCCGCAGGTACAGAACCGCCGCCTGTCCCCACGCCTATGGGCGGACCGGGCAATCCATTTATTTAGGAGTTGATTATGAACGGAATGATAGAACGCGCCAATGAGATGCCTAACGTCAACAACGTAGCATCCGATGTACTGGACGAAGAAGACGTGCAAGCTCTTGTCTTGAGTCTTGAGCAGCATGGTATTGAACACCCTAAGACAAAGGCGCTTATCCGTCGCATCGAACAAAGGGTCGGAGCTGAACGCGCCGCCGAGCTTAGGGCCAAAGCGGAAGACAAGGCCTTTGGTATGGATAAAAAGGCACCCAAGAGCCAACGCCCCGCAAGCGGCGGCACAGGAGACCGCCTTGAGAGCGCCAAGCCGCGCTCGACATCCGGTGGCGGCACCGAGGCTAAGGAGAAAGGCGGCGTTGCCGCTGGCAGTGGTCGCGGGGACACAGATAAGTTGAGCAAGCTACCTCCAGCCGCTGGCAGTGGTGGAACCGACCGAGATCCAAAGATGACTGCCGGAACAGGTGGTGGTCGCGGCGAAGGCAAAGGTGGGCGCTAAGACGATGCGTGTTCCTGTTAAGAAGATTCTTGATATTGTAGGCTCTGTCCTTCGTCTTGTGGTCCCACTGGTCCGCAAGAAGAAGGATAAGAAGTAATGGCTAAGTACAAGTCATCAGACGAACGCGTTAGCGACAAGATCAAGAAGCTTCTCAAAGAGGGCAAACCCCGTAAGCAAGCTGTGGCTCAAGGTATCAACATGACGAAGAGGAAAAAGAAGTAATGCCAATGTACGACTTCAAGTGTCCCGCCGGATGCGGGTACTTCAATGACATATATGTACCACTCGCACAGCACGGCAAAACCACATGCCCAGAGTGTAGTGCCGTGCTCGAAACAGTCATTAGCGAGGTCGCTCTCGTCGGTCCTATGCCTTCAAAACCTCTAGTCGTTAAGCAAGTAGGTAAGACATTTGAAAACGGGTCCGATTGGCGTGAGTACCAACGCAAGAATCCAGACTGCGAAATCCTATCGGCTGATTCCGCAGCTTGGAGGAAGCATAGGGACGCCGCTGCCGAGAAGGCAGAGGCCACAGCCCGTCGCATGGGCTATCGAGACCTCGAAGATAAGAAGAAACGGCGTAAGAAAGAGAAGGCTAAACAGTCTGGTAAACTTGACAAGAATATTTATGTTTACTAATCAGCTTGTAAGGAGGCCCTTATGCCTGCCATGAACGACCTACTGACCCAACTACAAGACAACCCACCTCAAACCGAGATGGAGTTGAAGTCCATGCTTGACCAAACTGGATACGATCTGGTGATGAAAGAGCCTATGATGGACGAAGCCCCAGAAGACATGGGTCCTGTAGACGGTGCGGTCGAAGAGATGGACGAGGCAGAAGCCACCGACGCCATGGAAGAGATGGACGATCTTATGGGCGGGATGTTGCCACCCCCTATGGCCGAAGGCAACGATTTGAGCCCTAAAGGACGGGGCAAGATGCGGATCAAGGTAGCGAAGTTTGCCTTGAACGACGACAAAAAGAAAAGGGAGAGTGAAGATGAGTGAAGAAGTTCTTGAGGCGGGGGCCCCTGAGACCGTTGAAGCCGTGGATGCCGCGCCTGTAGAGGCCGCGCCCGCAGCGGATGCGCCTGTCGAGGTGGAGTCCTCCCTAACTACCGAGCCAGAACCTCAGCCTGAAGCCGAGGCCCCCGTCTCTTTTCCCTCTGCCGACGAGTTCGGCTGGGACGCATGGGACGGTAAGCACGAGTCGTTTCCGGATCAACTTCAGCCGTGGGGCGAGCGTATCGGCTCGTTTTACAGTAAGAAGATGGAAGATCTGAACAACGATCTCGATCGGAACAAAGAGATCTACGAAGCTCTCATGGGGGGCAAAGAAGACCCCCGCTTGGCTAAGTACCAGACAGAGGTAGCTGACTGGGAAACCAAGTACAATACCCGTGAGCAGGAGTTCAACACCCTGCAAACCGAGTACAAAGATTATCAGAAGATAGTAAATCAAGCAATCGAGGAAGAGGCCGACCAGTACGCTAACGCGTTCAGGGAAGCCAACCCTCAACTCTTTGAGAATGGGGAACTCAAAGAGCGTTTTACGGCGTTGCTTGAAGACGGTTGGTCTGTGGAGTCGGCAGCGGTAGCCTCGCGCCTGCCTAAGTCGGCTCTTGCAGTGGCACGTGAGGCGAAGTCAAACGGGGTTCCAGAAACCTACGCGCTTCGTCTTGCTGAGGGGGCGAAGAGCCGACCCGCAAAGCCTCGTCCGGGGGCGCAGATTACGGCAGGGGCGACGACCCCAGCTCGT